AGGTGCGGACGACCGCGACCACGTCCACGCCCTCGGGCGTGCCTGCTACCAGTCGCCCGGTGGACTCGATCGCGTTGCCTACTCCGCGCACCTCGCGCACGAGTCCGGCAGGGGTGATGCGAGACGAGAACGACTCGCGGTCCCCGCCCTGTGTCCACGCGGTCTCGACCTCGCCCTGAACTCTGCTCGCGACCGTTTCGGCGGAACGCTGCACACCGGCAGCGGTGCGGGCGGATGATTCCGCAGCGACACGCTGGACAGCCTCGGACGCGCCCGCGCTTGCGTCGGTCGTCAGTCCACGAGCTACGGCGCGCGCAGCCTCGCCCGCCGCTTGCTCGCCCACTAGCGCGATCAAGTCCTGCCGGTACTGCGCGATCCGCGCCTCGTACCGCGTGACGTACGCGTCGAACACTGCCGCACGCTCGCCCGGTTGCCACCCGTCCGACAGTGCGTCCCACACTGCGGCGCGGTGCTCCACGGCGATCGCGTTGACATCGCGTTGCATCGCGTCGTCAAGCGCCTCGCGCGCTTCAAAGTTGTCTGCCCACGTCACGTCCGACTCAACGTCGGTCAGCGGGCGATAGGTCACAAACTCGCGACCGTCCGCGCCGGTCACAGTGACGCCCTCGGACTCTGCATGGTTGCACGAGGCGCGCTCGCGCTGCTCCACGTTGCGACCAACGATCCGTTCCGCCCACGCGCGCCCCGCGTCACCGCCCCACAGATCCCACGCGATACGACCCGCGGATGGGAATCCGGGGTCCCCGTCCTCTGCACCCTCTGCGTCTAAATCGCCCACGTGGCGATCGAAATATGCTTTCATCCGCTTGACGGTGTCCAGCGACAGGTTCGCGCGGTTCGACAGGTCACGCGCTCGCGCAACGCCAACCTCGGTCCCGCCTCGTCCGTACTCGCGGCGCCACTCAAGCGCGCGGGCGGCGGTGTCTACGGCGCCCTTCGGTGGGACGAACCCGTCCGACATCGCGACCGGTTGCTGTGCGACACGCTTGCGCGACTCGGCATCGACGATCCGTTGTGCGGACTCAAGCGGCACGCCCGCCGCGGTCAGTAGCTCAAGCGCGGTTTCGGACGCGATCGGCGCAACACCGGGCTCGGTCGGATTGAGCGACTGGACGATTGCTTGTGCCGCTTGAATCTGACCGACGAGCAGGGTGCGAGAGTCGCCCACTTCCGCACGCTCACCGAGTCCGAGGATCTCTCGTGCCTGCGACTCGTCGTCCGCGCTCCACGTCAGCAGACCGGACGACACCGCCGCCGCGGTCCGCGTTACCCACGTTGCAGCGTCAACGCTGACATCATCGACGAGGCACAGATCCGGCAGTCGTCCAGCGTACCCGATCTCTCGTGCCAACCACGCCGCATTGTCCCGACCGTATGCCGCGTACAGCACCTCAAGTCGCGCGGCGGTCTCGTCGTCATCGGACGCGCTGATCTCCTCACCGAGGGCGCGCGACCCGTGCGCCGCTGCCCCGAGCGACCGAAGCGCGCGGGACAACTTGTTGTCGATCTCGCTGTCCAGGTACTCAAGCGACGATCGCACGTCAGGCATGGACCCGGACGGGTACTCGACCGCGACACTATACCCCTCGGGGTGAATCATCCACGGCGCGTAACCGTTCGCCCACGATTGCAGCGTGGACAGCATCGCGTCGCGATCCGCCTGCGACTCGCCCGCGGGCGACTGCACCCGCAGCATCCCCGCGTCCATGAACAAGCGGCGCTCTGCCCCAAGCAGCGTGCTTTTCCAACGCTCGAACAGCATCACAAGCGGACGATACCACGAGACCCCCTCGACCTCACCGGGCGTCCCGCCGTGCTGCAAATGGATCAACCGTGTCCACTCGATCACCGACGACCCGCTGCGCGATGTCTGCCGCACGCGGTTCGGTTTCGCGCTCGGTGTCGAGGGCCACCCGTATTGATCCACGGTCGATGCGTGCAACTGGAACAACTCGACGCGGCGCCCGTCGCCCACGGCACTCGGGCGACGCTCGGTCGGTGCCTCGACCCATCGCCGCTCGGCAAGGTAGAACCCGCGGCGATAGTAGTCCGACAGCATCGGTGCGAGTGCCTGCCACCCGGTCGCGTCACACTCCGCGTCAGGCGTTACATCATCGACAAACATCGCTTGACAGAGCGCCGCAAAGCGCGCCTCGTCCGCGGTCGCCTCGTCGGGCGTGCGGTATTGGGGCACGTTGCGACCGATCGTCAGAACGAGCTCCTCTGCGGCAGCTGCGATCCGCGGGTGCCCTCGCTCCATTTGATCGTAAATACCGGGCAGCCCCGCAAGTCCGCGGACGGACTTCGGGTACAGTTCGGCGGTCGGTTCTCGCGTGGGAACCTGCCACCCGGTCTGATAGGTTGGCGTGCGCACACCGCTGTTAGGCATGCGCACGCGTTACCACACGCGATCGGGCGCGTCAATATGTGGCGCGAATTATGCCGACCAGTGATCCGGCGCGGTGTGCATGTACCGCCAGAACGTAGATCCATGTACGTGCACAACGAACACACCGGACTCAAGCAGCGGCAACGCGTCGTCGATGTCGTGCCACCCGTCCGACAGTCCGTCCGGCTCGTCGTCGTCAGGCTCCGGGGCGATGCGACGAGCGAGGGACAGCGCGCGCCCCGCCAGCATCGCGAGCGCCGCCGCGATCATGATGCGACGATCAGTCACGGTGTGCCCACCATGCCAGCCACGCGACACCGCCGCCACCGAGTGCAGACACCACGACCGCGATCAAAGCATCGACCCCCATCACTGCACCTCACCGGACACGCGCGACAGTGCGTCGCGCAGCTCGTCGATCATCGCTTGCGCCTCGTCCCGCGTGAACTCCGCAACGACACCGCCAGTCGTGACGATCACCGTGTTCGGTCCGATGCACGCGCGCACCTGCCACTTGATCCCATCGGTATCAATCGCCATCGGTCAACCCCTTGTCCGCCTTGTCCGCCACCCGTTCGATCGCTGCGGCGATCTGCCGCGCGTGCTCCGTCGAAACGAACACCGCGATGTTCGCCCCGCGCACGGTTGCGGCGATCATCACACGCCCCTCGTACTCGCTCGCGGCGATGTACTCGCCATCCCGATCACTGTCCACTTTCTCGTCGTATGCCATCGCTCAACCCTCCGCTTGCGCCACCGTACCCCGCCCCCACAACTGATGGGGCGCGAGGGCGGGGCGCGGTGACTGCCCACTTGTTATTAGCGCGGGCGGTGTCCTGTTCGTAGTCCGATCAACTTTGCGCGTCAAGCGCGATCTGTGGTGCGTCGTCAGTGGACCCCACCGGAACCACCGAAGCGCGGTGGGGTCCTCCTCGCACCATGCGAGGGACGCACCGCAGACCCTAGCAGTCCGATCGCAACCGTCAACAAAAAAGCGATCAGAATCCGGGGCGCGCGATCTTCGGTGCTGCCGCCCATGACACCTCGGGCGCGCGACCTATTCTCGGCATCAGCCACGTGACGCCCCACACGAGCGCGTCCAGTCGGTCAGGCGACGCGAGACCGGGCACCCACGCGCACAACTGATCCTCTAGTTCTGGCAACATGCCGACGTGATGCACCCGCCCCTGCTCGTACAGTGCGGACACGGGTTCCGCTCGCGTTGCCTTTCCGCGTGACGCCCTGACCGCCTCGTACGCCACGCGACGATGAACCGCGCGGATCGTCGACTCGACGAGGTCCCCGCCCTGATTCACTTCCGCCACGATGCGCGACGCGCCGTGTCGGTGATAGGCATCGACAGCGATCCGCGTCCAGTCGCTGACCGGGTGGCGCCCTGACAAGTCCTCGATCACGTACGCGTCGCCATCCGCCCCGAGACCGACGACAACGATCCCCGTTTCGTCCGACTCGTCGAGTGCAGTGACCGCTGGATCGATCGCGACCACGACTCGGGGCAGTGTGTGCGGCACGGTGTCCACGCGGGCAGCATCGATCGTGTCGATGTCCCACAGTGCACCCTCGACCGCGTCCAGTACTTCCGCGTGCAGTTCCTGCCTGCCTAGCCTAGTACCCTCATACCGTCGCAACAACTCGTCTACGACACCCGGCGCGAGGTTCTGTCTGTTGTCCATTGTCGACCCGCGCGTCACGTGCACGTCGTCCCGAGACAGCATCGCCCGCACGCGCGCAGTCGGTCGAGGTGTGGACGTGATGATCGCCCGCGGGTCAGTCCCGAGTCGCAGTCCCATCGCCATTTGATCAAGCGCGTGCATGCCACCCACCTCGCGCCACAAGCACCACTCGTCGCCCCACGCGAAGTGATGCTGCGGACCCGCGAGCACGTCAGGCTTATCGGCGGTGTAGCACTGCGCCGTGCTGCCGTTCGCCCACGTGATCGTTTGCTTGCCCGGTTCCCACTGGCACGGGTTCCACGGTTTCGACGTTGCGACGATCCCAGACTCGCCCTCGACCATCACGGACCGGGTGTCGCGGTACGTCCTGCCGACGAGCGCGATGCGACATCCGGGTTGCTGCTCTGCCCATAAGTGCACCTGCTCCGCGCCGGTCCGTGTCTTGCCGAAGCCACGACCCGCGAGCACGACCCACCATCGCCAGTCCCCGCGCGGCGTCATCTGCTCGTGTCGACCGTGCACGATCCACGAGTGCAGCAAGCGGACCGCCTCGTCCGGTGTCAGCGTCGCAAGCCACGCGTCGCGCTCGTGCTTGGGGCGCGCGCGCAGTTTCTCGATCAGACTAGGCATGACGCCACGAACGACGAACCCCCGGTCCGGGTCGCATACGCGTCCGCAGACCGGGGGCCGATGGAGGGGTTGACGCAGCATGCCACGCGATGCGAGCGGGTGTCAACTGTCGCCCCCAACAACCTCGCGCAGTCGGTCGATCGCGGACTCGCCCCCGATCGTCACCTCGGTCCGCTGCGGTGCGTCGAGTCCGGTCAGCTTCGCGCGCCGTTCCTGCACTCGCAACGCGGTCGCGATCGCCTTCTCGTCACCGTCCTCGATCTTCGGTTGCAGTCGCGCGAGGTACTGATCGAGTCTTTCGAGTTCGAGATCCCGCAGCTGCTCCGCGCTGACCCTGGTCTCTGCGCGCAGTTCGTCGAGTTCTGCGGTCACGTACTTGTGCGCGGTGTTCCTGCTAACCCCGAGTTCCTGTCCGATCTGCCGGTACGACATCCCGCGCTTGCGCAGTTCGAGCGCCTGTGCCCTGCGTTCTACCGCGCTCGGATCGGGTCCCTTACGCTTGCCCATTGTCACCCTCTCAACGTCACGGACATCGTGTCCCGCAATCGCCACGCGTACAGAGCGATCAACACCGCGTCCGCGGCGCCCTCACCGAGCGCGCATCCGCTGATCTTCTCTGCCGCTGCTTTCTTCTGTGCCTTTGTCAGTCCTCGCAGACCTAACGCGGACTGCCAGCGTGACGGATGCACGTCGAATCGACTGACCCCGTGGATCGCAACGTCAAGCTGTCCGAGTCCCCGCCCGATACTGCGTTCACTTCGCTGACCGTGTGCCACGTCGATCGGCGCTTCCACGTACCAGGGCAACCCCGAGTGCTGCTCGCGCACGAGCATCGCCAGTTGCCACAGTGGCCGGTCTCGGGTTGCCTGCCATGTCTCGAACCGCTGTCCGTCGTAGACAGCGATCCCACCCTTCGCGCCGATGTCGACCCCGATGACCTGCATGCGCCGACACTATCACGCGCGCGCGCGCGGTGCAACCGGGTGTCCCCACCGCTGACCGTAGCAATTTCAACGGGTTGCGCGGATTCCGAGCCCGTGTCCCCACCGTGTCCCCACCCCACCGGGGACAAGATTCTTTCAATGATTCCGCGCGCTTGGTTGCAGTTTCGGGCGCTTGTCCCCGGTCCCCACTCAATAGAGATCAACACCGCCGCGCGCACGCGCGCACGCGCGCGCGTAAAGGCTATGTTTCGCGACAGTGGGGACAAAGGGTATTTTTTGAACTATCTATCTATCTATCTATCTAGAAACACACGGGTTTCTCGTGTCCCCACTCTGTCCCCACCGGTGGAGACACGAAATTGAGAGTGCAACAATTCCGGCAGGTTGCAGGGCACCGCTTGTCCCCACCGGTCAGCGTCAAGTGGGGACACAAGGGGTGATCGCTGGACCGATCACCCTGCGACAGATCGCGTTTTGTGCTTGACGCGCGATCCTCGACCGTGCATCCATAGGTCAACCCGAGGGCGATGGGTCCCCGGATCGGTGGAGGCGAGACGCATGCGATACATTGACGAGGATATGGTTGAGGACCAGACCGGGTGCACGCTTGAGCAGTTCGAGGACGTGTACGTGCTGCACACGAGCGACGAGATCATACCGCTTGATCCGGTCGCGCTGTCTGACTGGCGACCCTGCTACAATCTGGCCGCTGGCGGTATGTCAGACGATGATCGCTGGCACGCGAAGATCCACAACTGCCAGAGCGTGATCGATACGTGCTCCGCTGTCACTGTCGACCGGCACACGTCGATCGCGTGGTACGAGCACAGCGGGTCGTGGTTGGGCGACGATCTAACCGAGTCCGTGCGAGTGCCTGGCCTGCTGACCGACGACGAGACCGACAGGATCGAGACAGTGCTTGCGGCGCTGTCCGTCGAATACGGTGTCAATCCAGTCGGTGAGGGCGACACATCAGTATGGGCAGTCGGACCGACAAGTGCACAGCTTGAGATGATCGTATCCATGATCATCGGCGCGGGGTCGTATCGGTGATCGTTGCAACGCTGCACTGTGCCGAATATCCCGCGGACACGCTGACTGTGCATGTCGATGCAACCTCGTTGTCGGTGGTATGCACTGACAGCACGACACCGGGAGGCAGCACCGCGGCGATCGTGCTGGACATGGAGGGCGCCCGCGATCTGCGGGACGCGATCGTCAACGCAATCCGCTACACAATGGATCACAAATGAACCACCACGAACTGACCGAATACCTGGCCGATCGCGAGGTCAAGTACCCCGAAGTGGCCGCTCGTATGATCGCGAATTGGATGCAGGGCGAATCACTAAAGGTGATCGCGGAACGGCAGAACATCGACCCCGGCGCCGCAGAGCGCAGGTTGAACCTTGCGGCGGTGGCGCTCGGATGCGCGGACCGGCACAGGCTGCGCAGACTGTACGAGTTCACCGACGACGACACGGACGATCCGCGGGACGAGGTGCACGTGATGCGCGACCCGATCACGGATTATCCAGCGGCGCGCGACATGGCGCGCGCGGTCACGGCGCTGACGCTGCGGACGAATCGCAGTGTGTGGGGGTCGCCTGCCTCGGTGCGCGACGCGTTGCTATTCTCGTCAATCCAGCACGCACAGCAGCGTCTCGACGAAATGCACCGCGCGGGGATCGTGAGGTTCGGTCGTCCGCTGGACAGCAAGGGACGCGTCCGATGGGGGGTCACGCTGTGCGTGTAGGATCATTGTTTAGCGGGATCGGCGGATTCGATCTCGGACTTGAGCGCGCGGGAATGTCGGTTGCGTGGCAATGCGAGATCGACCCCGACGCCCGCGCCATCCTCGCGAAACACTGGCCTGAGGTGCCCTGTTATGGAGACATCCGATCGATCGACTGGTCGACCGTCGAACCCGTTGACATCGTGTGCGGCGGCTACCCGTGCCAGCCCTTCAGTCACGCGGGATCGCGTGCGGGCGAGTCTGACCCGCGCCATCTTTGGCCAGAGGTTGCCCGATGCGTGCGCCATCTACGACCCCGATGGGTGCTACTGGAAAACGTCGCAGGGCACCTTTCATTGGGCTTCGGGGCCGTTCTCGGAGACCTGGCCGCGCTCGGGTACGATGCGTGGTGGGACTGCATACCCGCTGCGGCCCTCGGCGCCCCGCACCTACGCGACCGAGTGTTCGTCGTGGCGTGGCGAGCTACTGCCGACGCCAACGACGGTGGACACGCGCACGAGTCCGCGGACAGGTCCGATCGAACGCACGAGCTCGGGCACGCTTCGCACGCGCACGAGCGACGGTCGCACGGCGATGTTATCGCTGGCGGATCTGGCGATGTTGGGCTGTCTGATTCCGACCCCGACCGCGTCAATGCACAAGTGCGCGACGATCTGCCCGTCAAATATTCAGCGATTCCACCAGAAAAGGATGCACACCGAGGGGGCGATCGGTGCGCTTGGATACCGCGGCAGGCTCCATCCCCAGTTCGTAGAATGGATGATGGGGTTCCCGTTGCACTGGACGTGCCTCGACTCCGAGGACTAGGCAACGCGATCGTCCCGCAGATCCCCGAACTACTCGGGCGGATCATCATGGAGGTTGAGCAATGCAGATAACCGACGACGAGATCGATCGATGGGCAGAGCGTGCGGCGATCATGGGATGCGAGGAATCCGCCGCGGTGCTCGTGTTCGGTGACGACGTGGACATGGACGCAGTGTATCGGGCGTGGGACGACTACGTGTCCCGAGTGCGGTGCAGTGCGTGCGAGGGCTCCGGGCTTGTCGACAACCCGCGGCGCCCGCGTCACGAGCCTCGGAACAATAGCGGACTGTGGGACATGTCGTGTCCCGCGTGCGGTGGGATCGGGAGGGTTGACGAATGAAATGGACACGTAAGCGAATCCGAATCAATCAACGGCACCGCGAGCCGATCGAGGTCGACGGGTGGTTGTCACCGTCCGGTCGCTGGCACGTTCGACGCGCTCGTCGCGACTCGGATATGTGGATCGTGTCGCACGTGCCCACGGGGCGCGCGGGGATGCGCCCGGTGGGACTGCTGCGAGATATCAAGCAGGCACTCGACGACGCGGACGCATCGATCGGAATTGTGACCAGTTACGAAAACAACCGCGACTCTGCGCGAGACCTGCTCGCGCCGTATTGCGAGGACATCACTCGGAGGTTTGCACCGTGACGGATACACTGATCACAGTCGGGGACTGTCTCGACACGTTGCGCGCGATGCCCGACGCGAGCGTCGACGCGGTCGTGACCGATCCGCCGTATGGACTCGGGCGCGAGCCCGACCCGCGCGAAGTGCTCGCGGCGTGGCTTGACGGCGCCGAGTATCAGCCGGGCGGGCGCGGATTCATGGGTAAGGCCTGGGACGCCTTCGTCCCGTCGCCGGTCGTCTGGTCGGAGTGCCTTCGCGTGCTCAAACCGGGCGGCCACCTGCTCGCGTTCGCGGGGTCTCGCACGTACGACTGGATCGTCATGGGCGTGCGGCTCGCTGGCTTTGAAGTGCGGGATCAATTGCTTTGGCTTTACGGGTCCGGGTTCCCGAAAAGTCTGAACGTCAGCAAGGCGATTGACCGCGCGGCCGGGGCGGAACGGGAGGTGGTGGGGAAAGCACAATCTTGGAACCGTCCCGAATCAACGGACGGGCACACCGCGCGAATGAACACAAGCCCAGGAATTTACGACATAACCGCACCCGCCACCGAAGCCGCTCGCCAGTGGAACGGATGGGGCACCGCGCTCAAACCCGCGCACGAACCGATCGTGCTCGCTCGCAAGCCGCTATCCGGCACCGTCGCGCACAACGTGACGACGCACGGGACCGGGGCGATCAATGTGGATGGGTGTCGGGTGGGGAGTGAGGGCGGAGTCGGGCACGTAGTCGCACAAGGCGATCCACAGGCCGAAGGATGGGGAACCAGAAAGCCTGTATTTGACAACACAGTGCGCGGGAGATTCCCCGCCAACGTCCTACACGACGGATCGCCCGAAGTGCTCGCGGGGTTTCCGGTGACGTCGAGCGGCGTCTTTGCGTCTCGGAAGACGCGCGGGATCTGGTCGAGCGAGGCGGCAGAGCAGAGCGTTCGGGTAACGGGCGACACCGGATCCGCCGCCCGATTCTTCTACCACGCCAAAGCGAGCCGCGCCGAACGCGAGCGCGGGTTGACGCACCGCGAGCCCGAGACGGTGGGCGACGGTCGCGCGGTCGCAGCTGACAACGCCTACCAGCGCGGCAAAACCGAGCGCCGCAACGTGCACCCCACGGTCAAGCCGGTCGCCGTTATGCGGTGGCTCGTGCGACTCGTCACGCCACCGGGCGGAGTCGTGCTCGACCCGTTCACCGGCAGCGGCACGACCGGGATCGCGGCGACGCTCGAGGGGTTCCGGTTTATCGGTTGCGAGCTCTCGCACGAATACGCCGACCTCGCACGCGGGCGAATTGCGCACGCGGTCGCGCACCCGCACGAATGGGACCCCGAGATCGATCCGCCCGCCGCTGACGAGCCCGACGCGGTGCCCGGTCAAACCTCACTTTTGGATCTGGTATGATGTGGGGCGGACTAACCCCGCGAAAGTGGCAGGCGGCAGCGTTCGACGAGGTGTTGAGGCGATGGGACGCGGGCGACGACAGAGGACTGATCGTCGCGACGATGGGCGCGGGCAAGTCGGTTGCACTGGCGGAAGTCATCGCGCACACCGAGGGACGCGTTGCGGTGACTGCCCCCACGCTGCGACTGGTCCACCAGTTAGCGGGCACGCTTGAGCGCCGCGGACTGGATGTCGGGCGAGTCTGCACCGGGCACCGAGACACCTCGCGACGTGTGACTGTCACGAGCTACGATCCGCGCAGCCTGTCGCACGTCACGGACTGCGACGTGTGGATCGCGGACGAGGCGCACCGAACGAACACGTGGGCGATCAGTGAGTGGCGCAAGTCGGTCGCCCCGTCGCGCTCGCTCGGATTCACTGCGACCCCGTACCTCGCTGACGAGGGCGACGCGCTGCAACTGTGGGCGGGCGTGTGGTATCACTACGACCTGACGCAAGCTGTGCGCGACGGTGTCGTGATGCTGCCGACCTTTGCGGGCGTGCGATGCACCGAGGACGATCTTGTCGAGGGCGCCCGCGCTTGGCTTGAGCAGGTGGACGGATCGGGCGTGTTCTCGGCATCGACGCGGAGCAGCGCGGACGCGCTCGCGAGCGCGCTTGACGGTGTCGAGTCGTACCACAGCGGGCAGTCGCAGGCCGAGCGATCGGACCGACTGGCACGACTTGGGCGCGGAGAGATTCGCGCGATCGTGCATGTCGCGTGTCTCGTCGAGGGTGTCGATCTTCCGTGGCTGCGATGGATCGGCCTGACTCATCCGCGCGGGTCTCGGGTGGCGTATGCACAGGAGATCGGGCGAGTGCTGCGGACGTATCCGAGCAAGGATCAAGTCCTCGTGTGGGACCCGTTCGGGGTGGCGGACATCCACTCGTTGCACGATCCCGCGGCACTGTCTGCGGCATTAGAGGACATCGCGCCGGACATGGGACCGCCCGCGCAAGCGACCATGCAGATCAGGGACGGAATGATCACCGAGGTATACCGGCACATCGCAGACCGGATCGCACCGGATGATCTGCCGCTGCCGTGCACGCTGACCCCCGAGGGCGTGACGTTTGATCTCGACGGTGAGACGATCGAACTACCGTCCACGCAATACGCGCCCCGACCACAAGATCCGCCTGACGTGGTATGGTTGCGGCACGTGCTAGACATCGGACTCGATCTCGACATCGCAGCGGGCACGCGATCGATCCCTGCTGTTATGTCGGACGACGAGGTTGCGATCAGAAACGCGGTTCTGCGACTACATGCCGCGGGACTGTGTCGCACCCTGCCCGAGCTAGTGCGCGAGAACGCACGCAAGATCAAAGCACAGCGGATTGACACCTATTTGCAGAGCGCCGCAAGCTGGCGGCAACTCGGGTGGCTGCGGCAGAAAGTGCGCGGTCGCGGGTTGCCGCTGCTGACCCGCCTCGCGTATGCTGCTGACCCGCCTCGCGTGTCCACGGTGTACGCGTGCGGACTCGTGCTCGGTTCGATGGAACGTGACAGTGAGACAACGACGAAGATCGTGGAGGGGATAGGCAATGACTGATCGGAAACTGTGGCACGCGTGCGGACTCGACGAGGCGACGCGAGGCGTGAAGCCTAAAGCGTCAGGGTGGTATACAATCCGATCGCCACTGCGACCGGACAAGCGCCCGTCGTTCGACTGTCGACCGGACGACACGGACGGCGGTGCGTGGCGAGATCACAGCACCGACGAATCCGGCAGTCTGTACGACCTCGCGCAGAGACTCGGGGTTGAGGCACCGACGAGCACGCCGCAGATCATGGGGTGGCGCGAATGGTGTCACCGTCGACACCTCGACCTGGACCGCATCGCCGCGGAGTTCGAGATCGTCGAGGTCAAGCAGGGCCTGATCAGGTTCGGCACACCGTGCGGCGTGGACCGACTGCGAGGACTGTCGACCGGTCCGTCCGAGCCTCGATGGGCTCGTCGAGGCGGGCGCGCGTGCGCGTACGGTCGCACGGGCGAGCCCGGTGATCTCGTGTATCTCGTCGAGGGCG